CGGGACACCAACGTCGATCTGGCCACCGCGGCCTTTTCCATCGACCAGGCCCTGTTGCCGGTGGTCGTGGTCGCGGCGGCCGACGGCGACGACGTCATCGATCAACTGCGCGACACCGTCCGCAAGGCGATCGACGGCGACGAAAGCCTGGGCGGCACCGTGCCCAGTTGCGTGGCCACCCGCTACGCCAATACCCGCACCGTCAACATGGCCGGTATCGACGTGCTGGTGTCGGAAGTCATCTTGACCATTCGCATGTGAAAGGAAAACGACCAAATGGCGAACGCGATCAAAGACCTGGGCGTCGAAGCGTTGGCGGCCGATCCCACCCCGCCCACCGCCGGCCCGCTGATCCTGACCGATGGCTATGTGGAAGTGAACGGCGTCAATCTTCGTTGTCTCGGCCTGCACTTCGAAGTCAATCCCGAGAATAAGCCGGTGACGGTAACGACCTTCTGTGCCGAAACCGACTATCCGGCTATTACCAAATGGCACTTCATCGCAAAATTTGCGCAGTCATTTGACCCCGGGGCGACCGACGCCACCTTGCGGGCCGCGGTCAACGCCTACAAGGCGAACGCCACCCCGGCGTCGTTCAAGGTCCGGGGCCGCTCGGCCGTGCCGACCTCGGCGACCAATCCGCAGTTTTCCGGTTTCATGATCCCGACCGATTACCGCTATATCGGCGGCGACGCCGGGGCCCTTTCCGAAGTCGACATCGATTGGACCATGACGGCGCCGCCGTCGGTCGATACCGGGTCAGTGGTGGCCACCGGGGCGACGGCCGGTTCGCCCGGGTTCTTCACCCCGAGCGGCGCCAACGCCCCGGCCAACCTGGCCGCCATGACCGGGATCCCGGCCACCCCGGCGACCAACTGGACGACTGGTCAGTACGTGCTACTGGGCGACCGGACCGGGGCCAACTGGACCGGGTCGGCCTGGGCCGCCGGTGTCCACGCCTGAACAATGGCCGCCCCGGTGGTCGGCCTGGTCGGCCTGAAGGCGTTGCAGCGCGATATGGCCCGCCTGGGGGCCGACACCGGCCCGCTGAACAAATCACTGGCCGCGGCCGGTAAGGCCGCCCTGGCCCCGGTGGCCAATCGGGCCCGGGAAAAGATGCCCGAGCGAACCGGCAAGCTACGTCACTCGGTCCGGGTCAATGCCACCAAGTCGGGCGCCTCGATGCGAAGCGGCGGCGCGAGCTGGAAAGTGGCCTACGCCGGCCCGGCCGACTTCGGCGGCTACCCCGAAGGGTGGCCGTATATCGCCACCGGGCGGTACATGTACCCGGCCGCGACCGAGCTCGCCACCGAGGCGGCCGAGAGCTATTCGGTCGGCATTCAAGGCGCCCTCGACGCTTTCCCCTGGACCAACGAGACAAGCGAAGGTGAGGCGGTTCATGATTGACGAACCGGCGGTGTCGGTGCAGATGACCTCGCTGCGTATGCGGCCCTACGACATGCGGCAACTGACCAAGGTCACCGGCCGCACCTTTCAGCAAATGGTCGATAGCGACGAACCGGCCGACAAGTTGCAGGCCCTGGCCTTCGTCGAGCTCCTGCACCGCCACCCGGGCGACGACCCGGCCGAACTGTGGGAGCGGGCCGGCATGGTCTATGTCGAGCTCAACGCCGAGCCAGTGGACCCTACCGCCAACGGGCGGCCGACAATGTCGCCGCCCTCTGCCGTTACTGGCGCATGACCCCGGCCGAACTGGCCGCCCTCGACGACGACACCTTCGCCGCCTTCGTCCGCTACATGAACCGCGAGGCGGCCGAGCTCGAACGTATGAAGTCGAGGCGCTAGGCCGTGGCCGGGCCGTCGGTCGTCGTTCGAGTCCTGGCCGACCTGAAAGGCTTCGGTTCGGCCTTCTCTAGCGCCGGCAGTACGGCCGAGGCCGGCCTGAAAAAGATTCACGGCGCCTTTTCCGGCCTGCTCGGCACCCTCAATCAAACCGGCGTGCTCGGCCCCTTCGGCGACGCCCTGAACGCGGTCGACCAGGGCCTGGGCGCCCTGGCCGAGCACGGCAAGACGGTCGGTGGCGTCATGCTCGGCGTGGGCGGGGCCATGGCCGGCCTGGGCGCCGGTTTGCAGGCCCTCGGTTCGAAGGAACAGGCGGCCCATCAACAACTGCAACAGGCGGTCGAGAACACCGGGAAGTCGTATGACGACTACGCCGGCCAGATCGAAAAATCAATCAAGCGAATGGAGAACTTCGGCTTCACCGCCGAGAACACCGACGACGCCTTGCGCATCTTGACCCAGGCCACCCACGACCCCGGCAAGGCCCTCGACCTGCTCGGCACCGCGGCCGATGTGGCCAAAGGCAAGCACGAGGATTTGGGAACGGCGGCCGGCCAGATCGGCAAGGTATTCAACGGCAATACCAAGTTGTTGAAGGAATACGGCGTCATCATCGACAAGAACACCAAACTCACCGCCGACGGTAAGACGGCGACCCAGGCGTTGGCCGACGTGACCCGGGGCCAGGCCGCGGCCGCGACCGATACCTTCATGGGCCGACTTGACGGTATGAAGGCGAAGCTGGAAGACGCCACCGCCCGCTTTGGCCAGAAGTACGGCCCGGCCATCACCGCGGCCGGTACGGCCATGGCCGGCCTGGGCGCGGCCATGAGCATCCTGCCGCCACTCATCACCGCCATCGGCGCGGCCATCGACTTCATGCTCGGACCCATCGGTCTGGTCATCCTGGCCATCGCCGCCATCGGCATCGCTATCTATCTGATCTACCGCAACTGGAACACCATATGGGCGGCCATGAAAACGGCGGTCGAGGCGGTCTGGAACTTCATCCAGACCTATTGGCCCCTGTTGCTGCCGATCCTGCTCGGCCCCTTCGGGATACTGATCGACCTGGTCGTGAAGAACTTCGACACCATAAAGCGAGTCATCACCGACGCCGTCAACGTCATCGTGGCCGTGTTCAGCGGGATCATCACCGCGGTCAGCGCGGTGGTCAACTTCGTGGTTCCCATCTTCCAGTTCATGGGAAAGGTGCTCGAAGCCATCGGCCTGGTCATCGCCCTGCCCTACATCGTGGCCTTCGAGGCGATCAGCTTCGTGGTCGGCCTGGTCGTGCAGGGGATCACCGCCGCCTTTCACTTCTTGGCCGGGGTGCTGGCCGCGGTGGCGAACGCCCTGGTCGGGCCCTTCCAGATCGCCTTTTCGATCATTTCGAGCGTGGCCGGCTTCGTGGTCGCGGTCATAAAGGCGGAATGGTCGGGCCTGGTCGCGTTCTTTCAGTGGGTCGTCGGCATCCTGGCCGCCATCCTGGGCCCGCCCTTCCGGGTCGCCTCGGACGCGGCCGGTTCGGTGGTCGGGGCGATCGAATGGTGGTGGAACGGCCTGATCGGATTCTTCCGCACCGCCGTCGGCACCCTGGGCGGGATCTTTTCCGGTATGTGGGATGGCATCACCCACGCCTTTAAGGACGCCATTAACGGCCTTATCTGGATCTGGAATCGTCTCCACTTTCCCGCTATCAACGTCGGACCGTTCCATACCCCCGAAATCGGCGTGCCGCAGATTCGCCCCTTCGCGGCCGGTGGCGTGGTGAGCTCGCCCACCCTGGCCCTCATCGGCGAGGCCGGGCCCGAGGCGGTCGTACCGCTCGGCCGCCGCGGCGGCCTCGGCCCGGCGGTGCACATCGAAAACGTCAATGTGTCCGACGGCGCCGACATCGACCTCCTGGTCGCCCGCTTGTCCTTCGCCACCATGGCCGGGCGGCTGTAGTGGCCGACTACTGCGACACCCCGGCCGTGCTGGTGCTGGCCCTGGCCGGCGGGCCCAGTCTGGATTTAATGAGTGATCAGAACGGCTTTCGCATCGACACCGTCGACCTCGGCTTTCCCGACGTGCGGGAAGATACCGACCCCAACGCCGATCAGCGGGGCCTCGATGACTACACCCGGCTTTACGGCGGGCGGGCGGTGAGCCTGGCCGGTTCGATCGTGCCGTCGCCGGCCGGGTCGCGCCAGAAGGCCCTGCACGCCCTGGCCCCCTTTCTCGACCCGGCGGGCCGGCCGACGCTGACCTACCAGATCGACGCCGATACCACCCCGCGGGTACTGACCTTGCGGGCCTCGGCCTTCTCGGCCCCCTTCGTCCATCCGGCGGTATCGGCCTTCACCGTCGGCTGGAAGGCGCCCGACCCGGCCGCCTACGACGCCACCGTGAAACAGGCCATCGCCCGGGTATCCTCGGCCGGCCAGACCGGCGGGCGGGCCTACCCGCTGACCTTTAACCGGACCTACCCGGCCGGTGGGGGATCCAACGCGGTGGCGACCAACGCCGGCGACCTGGTCACCTATCCCCTGCTCCGGGTTTACGGACCCATCGTCAATCCGTCGATTCAGGCCGCCTTCACCCAGGCCGGGGTGACCCAGTACTGGACCCTCGGCTTTACCTACACCGTCAACGCCGGCGACTTCATCGAAGTCGACTGCTTCGCCCGCACCGCCTTCGTCAACGGCGACCACCGCCAAAGCGTGTACTCGACCATCGTGTTCAATAACAGTGGGGCCGCCTTCCCCTTTATGCCGCCCGGCGTGGCCGTGACCTTCTCGCTCTACGGCACCGGGGCCAGCACCCCGACGGTGCTTCAAGTCAACTGGCAAGACGCCTACTTGATATGACGACCGCGACCATCGACCCCCGGGCTACCGGGACTTACATTCCGCCCGACGGCCGCTGGTGGCGGATCCAGACGACCAGGCGGGCCCCGCCGGCCCAGCGGGGCCAACTGGTGACCGAGCTCGGCGACGCCCGGGCCCGCAAGGTCCACTTCGACCTGTTCGGGGCAGGCACGGCCGAATGTGTCATCGACGGCCGTTCGCCCCAGTGCGCCACCATCGCCGAACTGTCCCAGGATCTAGTGCTCTACCGCTGGAACCCCTACAAGAACTACCCCAACAGCGGCGCCTACGACCTGTTGTTCCGGGGCCCGATCGGCCGCACCCAGGACACCGTTTCGGAAACGGTCCATACCGTCAACATCTCGGCCGTCGATTACCGGGGGTTCTTACACGATCGCCTGCCCTACGGCGCCAATGTCACCTGGACCGCCCTCGACCAGGCCACCATGGTCCGCAACCTGATCGGCCCCTATTCCTACGACGGCCCCGGCCGCCAGGGTGGCGCCTTCGACATCGGTTATACCGTTATGAACCACACCCCGGCGACCGGGGTGACCCGGGACCGGACCTATAGCGGGGCCCAGATCATCGGGGCCGCCATCGACGACCTGGCCGCCTGCATCAACGGGTTCGAATGGTCGGTCGAGCCCTACGACCCGGCCATTTACCACGACGGGCTGACCCAGGTGGCCGACGTATGGCTGTACTACCCGAATCGAGGCGGCACCCCGCCCTTCGTGGCCGAGTACGGCGCCACCGTGTCGAGCCTGACCAGGACGGTCAACAGTCAGACGTTCGCCAATTCGGTACTGCAATTCGGGGCCAACGTCGGCAATCTGCCGATGGTGAGCTCGGCCGTGGGTGACGTCGTTTACAACCCCCAGCTACACCCCGAAGGACTATGGCCGGAAACGGTGTCGAGCCCCGACGTCAGTGTCCAGGCCACCCTCGACCAACAGGCCCAGGGCCGCCTGGCCCTCGATTCGGTCCTGCAACCGTCCTACACCGTGGCCCTCACGCCCGGCGCCTGGACGCAGAAGAGTGATTGCTGGTTGGGCGACACCATTACCCTTCGAGTGAAAAGCGGGCGCCTGGCCGTCGACACCGCCATTCGCATTATCGGCGTCGACTTCGACATCGACGACGCCGGCCTCGATCACATCGCCCTGACCGTCGGCCGGCCCGACCCGAACATCGCCGCTCGCCTGGGAAAAGTGGAAACCCGCCTCGACGCCCTCGGCAGGAGATAACGCCATGACCCGTTACGCCCCGCTCTGGCAACAGAATTCGACCTACCCGGCCGCGGT